TGTGCTTACATGTATATTTGACTAACGGATGGTTGTATTAGGTTCTTATAGAACCCTGTGTATATAATGTGGCAATCATGGAGTGAGAATGACGATAATGTCAGCTTTACATCCACGGTATAGCAGGTGCAGCAAGATGGGTTGTGATTTATTTGTGTTAGTTTTCGTATTAGCCATTTTACTAATTGGAGTATATATTATATTCCTTTTCTTTGTGACATTTCATACGATTGAAATATGTTAAGTAAGTAGTACTTTTAAATCTACTATGATAGGGTATCTCATGTTTGATATTCAAAAACCCCCACCGCAAGAATGAGTTCAATGAATAAATTATGCAGTAAACAAGACGTTTGTCCTGTATTAGTAAGTAGTACTATTAAATCTACTATGGTTTCTCAATCCATGTCTATTGAGAAAAAACAAAACCCCGCAACAATGGATTCAATTAAGGATAAATTATGCAATAGTCAAGACGTTTGTCTTGACACAACTGTAGATAACACAGATAAGTTTATCATGGTATCTTCTTCCATGTCTAAGAAGAACAAAAAACAAAACGCAACAATGATTTTAACTGTAAATGAATTATGCAATAGCTTGGACGTTTGTCTAGGCAAAACAGTAAGTGATACTGATAAATTCACTACAGATTCTCAAACCGTGTCCTTTGAGAAAGAGCAAAAAGTTAGGAATAATCCACGAAAGTTTTTATCAAAAGGTAAAATAGATAATCCTAATGAAAGTATGTTTGTTCGACCATCCGATATGATCGACGAAGATACCGAGATTAGAACTCCTGATCTCGGACTTTTCGGAAACGAAAAGCCTGAAAGAGTAGAAAATGAAAAGATTATTGAATTAGATGAAGCAATTAGTAGACTAAAGGTTACCCTTGGTAAAGCTAGAACAGCCTTCAGTAATAATAATGATAAAAAGAAGAAGCAGAGTAATAGACAGTTGATACACTTGATGGCAGATACTGAAAGCGAAATTAGAAAAAAAGAGCTCCAACTATTAGTTGTTGAGCGATCTATTCGAGCTGATGAAATTATGAACTCTGATGAATTTAATAAGCGTGAATTTAATGATAGACCATCAAAAAAATTTATTCGTGAATTAAAACATGACCCCATTTATTCTAGAAATAAGGATAGCACGGATGGACTCCGTACTAACCTCACAATCAAAGCAAAAACCCCAATTTCTAGAATGAGGTTAAGTAGGGAGGCATATGATAATTTAAATAAATTTAAGGAACATAGTCTAGAAAAGAATAGAGAAGAACGAAAAGTGAAATCTCAACAGAGAACGTATGCTGATCGTGATTTCCGAGTCGACGCGAGACTTAAAAATGTAAAAATGAAAGGTATTGTAGCAATTCGAGAAGTTAGTCTAGTGGAAGTAGTGATAGATATTAATTTATCTGTGTATAATATACTGATTAGTAATTGTGATTATAAATTAGCATTTCATTTGCGTTTTAAGGATTATTATGTAGAGATATTTAATAGTGTGTTTTCTAAAGATGTTGGATTATTAGTTGAAGAAAGAATGAGAATGGTAAAGCAATATCCTTCGTTAATAAGACTTGCTGTTAAGGAACAAGTATTTTATGTAATGTTTTATACTCAAGATCCTAGTCTGAGAAAGATATTGTATAATTTGCTTAATTTAAGTTTACAAGATGCTACATACATAAATTTTATTAATTTATTGTGCCCTAGTTTAAAGTTTACTGTTGATAATAGGCATGTAGCTAAGACTTTTGCTTTTAAAGTAAGCGAAAATAAGATAAGAAGAGAAATTAAAAATGAATTTGATGCAGTATTTAGAATGATTAAGAGTAAAGCCGGTTTTGATACTGAAGAAAATCGTAAAATATCCCAAGATTTTAGAAATTGTGATGCACTTTATTATTCTTTGAAGAAGGAAAATTTTAATGGTCGTGTTGTTGTTACAAGAGATAAGATTATGCTGTTTTGTTTTGTTAAAGAATCAATTTATAATACGGTTG